AGGCTCCATTTCCATGATGAACGACGCTTGCCCGACACTTTCAGCGGCGATCAGCGTCGTGCCTGATCCTCCGAATGTGTCGAGCACTCCCTTGGCCCAGTCCGTATTGTCCAGCAGCTTCTCCAGTATCTCCACCGGCTTTTGCGTCGGGTGGAGCTCATTCCCGGAGCGGGTGGCTTCCAGTACGTTGCCGTAGCCCTTGTGATTGTCCCATTTTGGCTTTGTCCGGTGCGCGAACATAACGAGCTCATGCTGGGCCCGCCAGCCATTCCCCATGCCGGGGCTTTTCTTGTTCCAGACAAGCATATTCCGCACGCCGAGGCCGGAGCCTTCCACGAGGTCGAATAAATACACCCACATGCGCCAGTCTGTAAAGAGGTAGGCCACTTTCACGTCAACGGCTCCGAGTATGGCCTTCATTAGCACCTGATAGCCCCGTGTTGAGAGGTTGTCGCTGCTGATCGTCGGCGTGGTGTAGCCTCCTTGGCCGTCTGCCTGCTTTGTCCCTATGGATCCGGTCACTTTCCCAGACTCTTGGAAGCCGCCGGAGCAGTAGGGCGGATCCGTGAGCAGGATCTCCGGGTGTGCGCCGTCCAGCAGCAGCTCCCGGTCTTTTTCGCTGGTAGCGTCCCCGCAGACGACGCGGTGGCGTCCGAGGATCCAGAGGTCGCCCTTCTGGGTGACTGTCTGATCGGGTTCTGGCGGCTCCGGTATGTCGTCCGGCTCGTGGAGGTCATTGTGCAGGGCTTCTGACAGCGCGGTGACGAGGCTCTCCACCTCGTCCTCCGTGTACCCGGTCAGCTCCATGGGGATCTCGCCGGTGTCAATCTCTGCGAAAATATCGGCCAGCAGCCGGTTGTCTGTCTCGGCCAGCTCCGCGATCCGGTTGTCGGCCACCAGATCGGCGTATTCCTCCGCGTCGTTGGTGTAGTTCTGATAGTCCACCGGGGCCTCTTTGATACCTTCCAGAAGGGCAGCAGAGAGGCGGCCGTGTCCTTTTACTATGAAGCCGGAGCGCTTCGAGACGGTGATCGGCTGCCGCCAGCCGGTCTGCCTGATTATGCGGCCGAGTAGCTGGATCTGGCTGTCCGGGTGCTGGTTCGGGTTCTTCGGGTTCGGTACCAGCTTTGCCACGTCCACGATCGCGTCGTGTGCGCAGAATACCGGCACGCCGTCGGCCCATGCTTTCGGCTCTGCCTCTGTTTGATAGTCGCTCATGTTGTCCTCACCTCCTTAATGGTTTTCAGGATCCGCTCGCGCAGATCCTTGTCAGTTTCTCCGGGTTTTCGGCGCAGGTTGTACCTGCTGGCCGCTTTGTCCAGCACCTCGCCATGTGCCAGTATCTTGAAGTCTTTCCGGATCCGGTTCACCACGCGCCGGGTGCGGTTCCAGCGGTGCAGCTTGCAGCCCAGTATAACGACGGTTGCCAGAAGCACGCAGCAGAGCATGAGCGAGCACATGATCCCCACATAGCCGAGAGCCACGCCCGGCCAGCTCCATGCCAGCCGCCCGCTCATTTTACAGAAAAGCAGCAGTATGGCCGCCAGTATTGCGATCACGGCCCACGCTCTGTTAAATATGCGGCTTGCGTTATTTCTTCCTTTCACGGTTTGCCCACCTTCTTTGGGCCCGGTTTCCGGCCGGGTTTGGCTTATTGGTCTGGTAGGGGCTTAAAAAGCCCGCTTTGACGGCGCACTCAGTACAGAGAAGCTCTACGCCCTGCGCCTCTTTGAGCTTGTCGGCCTCCGGCATTTTCCAGCACTTGCGGCCGCAGTTCGGGCAGCTTACCGGCACCCAGTCCGGGTGCTTCGCCTGCACGTCGCCGTTCAGGTTTTTGTCAAGCGGCAGGCAGAGGATCCCGCCCTTGTCGCTGTATTTCCTCGGCGTCAGGTCGAAGCCCTTCGCCCGGAGCTGGTCGCGGGTGTCGTTCTTGACTTCCTGCTGCACGACTTCGAGGACTTCCACCTGATCGAGCTCCAGACAGAACGCGCCCTGCGGCTCCCACTTCTTTGCCTTCCAGTCCTTTGCGAAGTCCTCCAGCGTGTCGTAGCAGCAGAGCCCGGCCTTTTCCTCGGTGATGAACATTGTTTCCATTACGGCCTCGTCGTCGGCGTCGTCCCAGCCGAAAAGGTGCCAGCTGTCGTAGTTGTCATAGTCCCACTGGGAGAAGTGGAGCGTGCGGCCGTCAATCGGCCAGCCGGTGCCTTTTACGGTGCCCTTGATGATCTTCGGTTTGTATCCCATGTTTTTGCCTCCTTACTTGAAAAGCATTTGCTTTTATGCTTTTATTTGCTTTACTGTGTTTTGCTCTGCTTTTGCCTGAATTTGTCCGGCGCGTCGCAGGTGCTCCAGTGTGGCGTATAGCCCCAGCCCGTAGCCTCTGCCGGATCGTCCACCGGTTCGCAGCTTATCACGTCCCCGGCAGGCGTCACCAGCTTGGTGCTGCCTCCGGGCTTCGTGCGGTAGTTCACCGGCTTGGCGTCGCACGGCATTGAACGGCCGGAGCGGGTGCGGATCCAGACGATTGCTGCCCCGCAGCTTTTACATGTTCTTATATTCATGCGTTCTCTCCTTAAAATGTCCATGTGTCGCGCTCCGGCAGGAATACCACCGGCACGCCCTCGTATTTGCTCATGTACTCCATGGGAGTGTCCGGTTCTCCATCGAAGGCATTATATAGAGCGCTGCATAACTTCGGCCCCCGGTCTGCCCTTGGCTCAACGTCTTTCCAGAGCTTCCCGGTTTCGTCCTCATAAACCGGACGATCCCAGCTGTCGCGGCCTTTATGTCTCAGCAGCAGCGCCTCCCAGTTCCAGAGCCCCTGCCTTCCTTTGGCCGGTATCGGCTCCGGCAGCTTTTTGACGTTTGCCAGCTTCCACGCATACCGGCCCGGCGTGTAGTCGCCGAGGGCCAGCTCGTCCGGCGTCAATGTGGTGATGTACTCCGGCGTTATCCTGATACAGTCCACGAGCTCGGCGGTGGCAAGTATGCAGCCCATAGGGAAGGTTGCTGGGCCGTCGATTATCTCCGGCAGCTCCAGCCGCCTGCATATTACTTCCCGCGCCTCGTCGTCCATGTAGAGGTTGCTCCATGTGTGCTGTATTGCCTTCATGGCAGAGTGGATCGCGATCGGGCCGCGGTATTTCGTGGCCCAGCTTCGTGTCTCGTTTCCTTTGATACCGGCAGCCAGAGCCCCGGCCCATGGCTGCCATACGGTGATCGCTTTCATTTATCCCTCGCTTTCTGCCGTCCAGATAATAGCGGAGCGCCCCGTCACGCTGCACGCCCTCTTTCCGGCGTTCCTTATTTTTCCGGCCGCCTGCGCTTTGGTGAGGATCGGGCCCACGTCGCTGCGGCTTACCTGCTGCCCCCGGTCTGCCAGAACGGCGGCGATCTCGTTTGCCGTCATGGCCTCGTCCCGGATCAGCTCCAGCACCATGTCGCGGAGGCTCTGGCCCATGTCAGGGCTGCGCCACACAATAACGGCAGAAGGGAAGGGCGCGGAGTCCTTGGCGTTGCCGTCCTCGTCCGTGAATTTGAGACGCCCGCGCAGGAAACGGATCTCGGCGGCTTTCCCGTGCAGTATGTAGTCGTGAAAGTATGCCGTGTCGGTTCTTGCCGGTATGAGCATAACCACGACGGTGCCCTGCTTCTGGCTTTCCTCGTAGCCCTTGCGCACCCAGTCGCCGATCTGGCGTCCGTAGGGAGGATTGCAGAACACACAAGAGCCCCCCCAATCCATTTTCAGGCCGTCGTCGGCAGGGGTGAAGTATTTCGCGCACTTTGCGCTTTTATCGGTAGCGGCCGGATCAAGGTTGAAATGAAACTCCCGATCCAGCTCGGCGAAAAAGTCGGCCGGAGTACACCAGTCCAGCTTTTTGCTGCTTAACAATGCCTCATTCATTTGTCTGATCTCCTTTCTGTTCGCTGTCTGGAGCGTCAAGCTCCACGCCTTCCAGCAGTTTGAGCACTCCGGCGATATATTGCACCCGGTAGGGCTCCAACTCGGCCAGCTTCATGTGCTTGTGGCCGTATATGTCCTTCATGTCGCGCCAGACTTCCCACGGCACCCGGAAAAAGTCTTGCAGGCCCACGCTCACCAGAACGAAGGCAGCAGCGCCGAGGCCGTGGTGGGTGCTCAGGCTTTCCACCTGCTCGTCGGTGAGGCGGCTCTGTTCGATCCGGTCGCTGTCTGTATGCTTTGCCTCGAATACCACGGCCCGGCCTCCGGTGAGGGTGCCCTTAAAATCAGGCTGTCCGGCCTTGATGTAGCAGGCAAGAAACTGGCCCTGCCGGTTCGGTGGCCGGAGAGGGCGCATAGGCTCCGGCGTCTTTTCGACGTAGGCCACGCCCTTGTCCTTGTACCAGTTCAGGCTTGCGGCGATCAGGTTCTCGAAGTGTTCCCCGGCCCGCTTGCTCTGGAGCCCTCGCTGGCTTCGCTGGATATTGGAGAGGGCGGTCGCTGCTGTGGGATCCGGGTAGCCCTCGCGGTTTTTCCCCGGCACCATGTCCCAGCTCACGCCTCTGCCTCCAGCGTTATGTCGTGGCCGGGGTGCTTCCTGAGCTCGTGGGCCAGTTCCACGACGGCCTCGCCGGAGATCCTCACGGTGGTGGACTCCACGGCCGCGATCCCGTTCAGGTTGCCGACGTGAGAGGGGAGGACGATCAGCGCGTCGCCCAGCTCAGTGTCCGGCGGTTCCTCGCCCGTGTGCTGGTAGACTTCCACGGCGTCGCGGACGAGGATCCCGTGCTCCGTCGCGTATTCGATCTCGCGCTTCATGCCCTCGCTGGGGTTTTCCATGCCATACACCCAGAGCTCCGAGCACATGCTCAGCAGGGCGATCCCCATGTCCATGCCTGCGGCCCGTTCCTCCGGCTGGGTGTCGTCAAGAAACTGGGTGCAGTAGACGTGCGGCGCGATCGGCACTACGTCAGGGAA